TAAACTAAATGGTAAAGAAATAACATGGACAAAGTCAAAAACAAAGGAATAAACAAAGGACATGACAATCTTATACCAATAAAAAAAGGTGAAAGGTTAAATCCAAATGGCAGACCAAATGGACAGCGTAACTACGCCACCATATATAAGGAAGCTATGATTATGTTAGCTAAGAAGAATGCTACAACAGTAGAAAAGCTAGAAGCTGAGATAGTGGCCAATGGAATGATTGCAGCAAGAAAGGGTGACTTTAGATTTTACAAAGACAACCTAGACAGACTTCATGGTACAGCAGTACAGAAAAGCGAGAACAACCTAAACGTGGTAGTGCCGGTATTAGTTAAATTCTTAAATGCAAAAAATGAACCAAGAGATAACAATAGAGATACCAATTGAATATAAACGTCTATTTGATACTGACTGGCGAGAAGCCGGAGTATGGGGTGGTCGTTTCTCAATGAAATCGCATACAGTAGCGAGAGTGCTTTTGATTAGAGCAAGGTCAAACAAGACACGAATACTATGTTGTCGTGAGTTTCAGAACTCAATCGCAGAGTCATCACACCAATTACTCTCTGACCTTATAAAGCAATATGGACTAAATGATTTCGAGATAACGGACAAGTCAATCATCAACAAGATAACAGGCTCAGACTTCATATTTAAAGGACTATGGAATAACGAGCAGTCACTTAAATCAATTGAGGGTATAGACATAGCATGGGTAGAAGAAGCTCAAACTATTACAAAGGCAAGTCTTGAAGTATTAACACCTACAATTAGAAAGGACGGATCACAAATCATTTATACATACAACAGATTAACAGTAAGCGACCCCGTACACGTTAGACTAGTAGAGGAGGGTAGACCTAACACTTTATTAATCAATGTAAACTATGACGTGGCTGACAAGTATGGTTTTTTGCCTGACGTGATAAAACAGGAGATAGAAGACGATAGACTAAAGCGACCTATATTATACAAGCAGAAATGGCTAGGAGAGCCGTACGTGAGTCCAAACGACATGCTTTCAATGCTAGTTCTTTCAAGGTGTTTGACAGAAGAAATCAATGCACAAGAGGGTAGAGTAATTATAGGATTAGACTCAGGACATGATATATACTACACGCTTATGAACAATCAAGGAGTGTTCTATCATGGATACTGTCAAAGCCCTCAAGAAGTTAATGATCCAAACTATGACCCATATGATGAGATAGATGGTTTACTAAAGAATAACCCAAGGTGGGTGCTTGTAGCAGATCAAGGAGGAGATTTGATTGGTATTAGAAAGCTACAGACTAAATATCCGGGTAGAGTATTCTTGGTATGGTTTACAAAAGAAACAAAGAGTAAACAGTTAATACGCTGGGGAGAAGATAAAGAATATGGAAAGGTGTTAGTAGATAGAAACAGAACAGTACAATTGGCAGTAGACCAGTTAAACGAGCAAAGAATACTTTTTAATGGAAGTAAAGAAGATTGGCAACCTTTCTTCGACCATTGTACAAACATCTATCGTGTCAAAGAGATAACAGGAGATGAGAATGATCCACAGTATGGCTGGAGGTGGGTGTGGAAACGTAAAGGTCCGGATCACTGGTTCATGTCCATGATTTATGCACTAGTAGGTATGGACAAGTTTGGTGGAGATTTAGCACAAATTATTAAAAGAGAAAGCTCAGGAATAGTTATAGGAAGTGGTGTAGATGGTTCAATTACTCCAGGCATGTTAAAATATGGTAGACCCTTATAATATGGAAAAAGCAACACTAATACTAACAAAAGAAGAAATAGAACAGTTCAAACAGTTTCAAAAACATATTGAAATGGTTAATATGATAATACAATCTGGAATATTTGATATAGGATACGGCAAAGGAATAATTACATTTTGTGATAACAAAATAGTTAACATAGTAAAAGAAGAGAGTGTATATTATAAATTAAGTAAATAAGACTTGACACAATTTTACAGAGTAATATAATATATATAAATAAATAAATTCAAACCAAACAATGGGCGAATTGAAGCATAAAAACTTTAATTTGCCTTTTAATATATGTATAAAGACTCATTTACACAAAACATACAAGGCGTAGCAAATCTTATCGGTGACGATACTAACAAGACGTTTTCTGATAAAGAAGTTGCAGATGGTGTAGTTGGACAACCTATTGACGAGCTAGAATTAAATATGTCTGATGAGAAATTAGAAACACTAAGTAAAAAGTGGGAAGCAATCTATGCACCATACGAGGGAAAGCTAAAACCATTACAAGACCTTAACAAAGCATATTATTTAGGAAAGACTGATAATGGTAGTAATAAAGTAAAATCAGCAAACCTTATTTTTGAAGCAGAAGAAACTTTCATACCACAGGCATTATCAAAAAACCCAGAGCCTGTAGTGTGGAGTGATAACACAACAGAGGGAAAAACAGCAAGTAATGACATAAAGACAATGCTACAGTACCAAGCATACAGTCAAAACTTAAGACGTAAGCTAGGTGTAATGGTTAGACATTGGTCAATCTATTACATAGGTGTAATGAAACATGGATTTGATAAGAAGATAAATGATATTAAATCAGAATTAAGAAAACCAAAAAACTTTATACTTGATCCAGAGGGATATGTAAATGAGAATGGAGAATTTATAGGAAAGTTTCTAGGTGAAAGAATAGAGTCAACAGCAGAAGACCTTGTAACAATGTTTCCTAAGCATAAAGTTGCTATTACATTGAAAGTAGATGGTAAAATGGGTACAGAAGTTGTACGTACAGAATGGTGGACAGATGAATATTCTTTCACAAAGTTTGGTGAGATCATATTAGATAAATACAAAAACCCATTCTTTAACTATGACAAATCAGAAACAGAGGTAGACGGCTTTGGTAATGAAAGTCAGACAGTAACACCCGGATTAAATCACTTTGGATTGCCAAAAATGCCATATACATTCTTGTCAGTATTTTCACTACAAGAAAAACCTCATGATATAACAAACCTTATAGAGCAATCAATACCTAATCAAGATAGGATCACAGATAGAGAGATACAAATATCACGTAACCTAGCAGCAGGTAACAACTCAATGACACTGTCAGGACAGTCATTTGATAAAGAAACAGCAGGTGAAGCAGCAAACGCTATAGAAGCAGGTCACCCAATCTTGATACCAGACGGTAATATGGACGCTGTAAGACGCGTACCAGCGAACGCAATACCTCAATCAATATTCCAAGCACAGATGAACGATAAAGACGCTCTACGATCAATATTTGGCACTTCAGGGCTATCTGCAAGCCCTCAGACACCTGATACAACAGCTCGTGGTATGATCCTTAACCAAAACCAAGACTCATCACGTATTGGTGGAGGTGTAGGTGAAGCTATAGAGGGAGTAGCAGCTAACATATTTAACTGGTGGTTACAAATGATGTATGTGTTTTATGATGAGCCACACTACGGTGCAATGATTGGAAATGGACAAGCAGTAAACTATGTACAGATCATAAACTCAAACATTGATAGACACTTCATTGTAAAGGTAGAGCCTAACTCAATGCAACCTAAAGATGAGATTACAGAGCAGAACCTAGCAATAGACTTAGCAAACAAAGGGTGGTTAGATCCAATCAATCTATTTAAAAAGCTTTCATACCCGGACCCAATGGAAACAGCTAAAATGGTAACACTGTACAAGATAGATCCTATGGCCTACATGCAACAATTCTTCCCAGAAAACGCACCACTAGTTAATCAGCCAAACGCTCCAGACAATCCATTAGACATGAACGCAATACCGACACCAAGCGACCAGACACTATCAGCCCCACCGTCTAATTCAGAGTTAAGCCAAGTACCATTAAACACAGCAGCAATGCCACAATAATAAATATATGTCATCACACAAAACAAAAGCATTAAACAAATTCTTAATAGACGAAAAGGATTCAATAACAAAATACACAAAAGCTATTAAAAAATCAAAAGGGGAAGAAAAAGAAACATATAAAGAAATACTTCCTGATGAGAAAAAACACTTATATGAATTAAAAGAAATTAAAAACAAAAAAAATGTATAAAATACCAATTAAAAAATTTGAACCAACTCCTGACGAAAAAAGACAGGCAGCCATGGACAAAGCATATTACAACAAAAAAACAGAATTTGGAGTAGGCTACGGTGGAGAACCAACTTATTCAAAAGCAACACCTACAAACCGAACATACCCTAAAATGGAAACAAGAGCAGCAACACCACAAGAAAGTTTAGAAGCAAGAACAAAAAAACCATTATTAAAAGCATTAAACAAATTTAAATAAAAATATATGTCATTTCACGAAGATATACCAATGAATAAAAAAGATGAGAGTAGAATAAATAAGAAATTCCATGCAGAAAGAGTAAAAACAAGAGCAGGAGGTAAAGAAACTCCAAACTTCCTTTCTAAAATGGGTTCTGAGTCAGCAGATGCGATACGTAAAGCTAGAATGTTTAAACAAGGTATGAAAACACCTACAATGAAAGCTATATCAGAGAAAGGTAAAGCTAGACAGTCAGTAAGTGATAATTTTCATAAATCAATGAAAAAATATGGATACGATGGAGGAAAAAAAGCAGAAGCTTTAGAGAAAGCTAAAAAATAATTCTCACGACTTGTTTCTAGGTTAAGTCGATAAAGATAAAATCCGACCAATCATTAACATTAATATAGGCTTCCCTGTCTGTGCCTGAAACAGCTTGAAATAATATTATGCCAAATGAAGAAACAGAATTAAACAGATTTTTAGAAGAAGCAGGGATCAATGATCAACAGGTTGAAGAATCTGAAGATGACAGACTCTATGATTTTTCTGGAAAGAAAACTGTTGTAAACAAAGTGGAAACACCAGAAGATACAACAGATGAAGATGAAGAGGGTAATGTACCTTTTCATAAGAACCCAAAGGTAATGAAGTTTATAGAAAGGGAAATTGCTAAAAGAATACCTGAAAGTAGATCAGAGCCTGAAGTTCGAGTAGTACATTCACAAGACGAAGAAGAAGATCCTCTATCAGATGTATTAGTCCGTATAATTGGAAACGATACACCTGAGAAACTATCTGCTATTAAAGACTTTAAAAAAGCACTTGGTGGCATGAAAGAGGAAGCTAAATACGAAGCACTTAGAGAAATATATGCTGAAAGAGAAGAAGAAACACAAGCCGAGATACAAGCTCAAAATGAGGTATCCGATGCTCTCGATGATATTGAAGATACTTTCAACATCGATTTTGACACTCCTCAAGGCAGAAAAACTAAAAGTGACTTCATCGACTTTGTGAAGAGAGTAGCTCCTAAAGACAATACAGGTGAAATTGTATCATTTCCAGACTGGAGAGAAACATTCAGTTTGTTTAAAGATATGCAAAGACCTGTATCAAATGACAGAGCCAAGGATTTAGCCAACCGGTCTATCTCTAATACTAATACAGCTAATACAGCTCCAACTGTAAACTCATTTAGTGAAATGGACAAATGGTTAGAAAGCTTATCAAATTAATTTTAACAAAAATATAAAACAATGTTACCAAACGCAAACATATTAACTACGGTTAATTCATATCTTGGAAACTGTTGGGTAGACCAAGTTCTAAGAGATAACAAATTCTTTGGTGAAGTATTGGCAAGTGCAGAAACCTTTAAATCAGGTGTTATGAACATGCCAATGAAGTACCAAAAAGGAGTAGCGTCAGTATCTTTTAACGGATTTGACCAACTTCCAACTTCACAGCAACCAGTGTCAGTTAACATGACTTTCTATCCTACATTCGTAGCTACAAACGTAGCACTTTCAGGAACAGACTTGTCAGTAAACAAAACACAAATGCAAACAATAGACCTTATGAAAGTAACTATGGCATCAAGAGCTCAAGACGCTGCTGATGACGTAGGTAACTACTTCCAAGGAAACGGTACAGGAAAAGATCCAGCAGGTCTTGGAAATATCGTAGACGACGGTACAGTAGCTTCAACATACGGTGGACTATCAAGAGCAACTTACAGTGGACTAAACGCTACAGTAACAGCTTCAGGTGGAACAATTTCACTATTGAAAGTTAGACAACTAGCAAACTCAATCTCAGATGGAAACATCGAGCCAAACTTTGCAATCACAGATTATACAACTTGGGCTTACTTCGAGCAGCTATTGATGCCATTCCAAAGAAACGTATATGATACATTCAACGGAGCAGCTAATTCTTCTTCAGGTTACAAGGGACTAATGTGGGACGGTCTAGTTATTAAAAGAGATAGAAAAATAACAACAGGTATATTCTACCTATTGAATATGGACTATTTGAAATTCTACGGTCTTAAGTATTATGACGGTGAAAGTGTGTCATTATCTTCAAAGCTAATTAAAGGAAACATTTATGAAGAATACAACCAAGCAGGTGCTAATAAAGTATTTACATGGACAGGATTCATAAAACCTTACAACCAAGCAGCAGTTAATGGATTCATGATCATGGGAGGAAACTTGATCAACACAAACCCATGGAGATCAGGTAAATTGACAGGTATAACAGGAATCTAATTATCAATTAATTAAATAAAAATAAAACCATGTCATTACAAGCAGACACATACGACGTATTAGCATCACTTGGAGGTAAAATAGGACAGTTTGTAGGAGGCTCAACAGTCACTCAAGCTACTAGTAGAACTACAGGTGTTACTATCAACGCTCTTTCAGGAACAATTACTACTAACACTGCA